TTATAATGGAAAACTTCTTGTAGATCTTTATAATCAAAAATATTGAGTGTAAAACCGAATAATAATGAGCGGGTTTCATCACCCGCTTTTTTTGTAAAAGTATTATAATTATATACAGGACGCCTTCGGGGTCCACAAAACACAAACTCGCTTTTTAAGGAGCTACCATAATGACTAATCTTGCACGTTATACTGCGTCGGATCTCCCTGCCTTAATGGATAGGATTACACGCAACAGCATTGGAATGGACGAATATTTTGATCGTCTATTTAATCTTCACGAAACTACAAATAATTATCCACCATACAACCTAATCCAGGTAAATACTGTGGAGTCTCTTTTAGAGATTGCACTTGCCGGATTCAAAAAGGAGGAAGTCAATGTCTTCACAGAGTATGGAAAACTTTTTGTCGAGGGGCAAAAATCAGATACCGAATCGGATAGGACGTTTGTCCACAAGGGTCTGGCTCAAAGAAGTTTTAAACGGGCGTGGACACTCTCCGATGAAACCGAAGTCCGAGAAGTCACCTTTGAAGACGGACTACTTGTCATTCGACTAGGAAAGATTGTTCCAGAACATCATACACGAAAAACTTACCTATAAATACTTGAGGCTGCCCCAAAAATATTGTTGCCGCAGGGAGGTAACTGGCAAAAACCAGTTTGACACCTCCCCTTTTTTTGTGCTATAATACTAAAAGGTATGGAGTAAAAATGACAGTAAAACTTTTGTTGCTTAAGTCTGGAGAAGACTTGATTTCGGATATTAAAGAAATGGTTTTTGGTGAAGATGAAGAAAAACGAGTCATCGGATATTATCTAAACAAACCTTGTATTGTGAAGGTGAACTCACCAAATCTGCTTACCGAAGAAAATGAAAACAAAGGTCCTCAAAAAATGGGATATCAAGTTCATCTTCATCCCTGGATGCCTTTGAGTGCTGATGAAGAAATCCCTGTTCCTGCTGATTGGGTTGTTACAATTGTAGATCCAACAGAAAAATTAAAACAAATGTATGTTGATGATGTTGTAAACTATGGAAAAGACAATCAAAGTGTTAGTTCTGACGAACAATCAGATATTGGTCTCACAGATTGAAGAAGTTGGTGCTGATATTGGAGAACCGAATTGCAAACTTATTAAACCATTTGTAGTTTCTAAAGATCAAACTTTAGAACCATTTCTAATGGGATATACAAAAGAGGATACTTGTATGATGAGTTCTGAAAAAATTCTAACACTTGTAACACCCACACCAACACTTCTTGAAAAATACCAGGACCTTACCAAAGAATGAGTCAAACCTTTTATACTAATGTTCAATTGGTAGGGAATCAGTTTCTGGTTCGTGGTGTAGAGAATGGTAAAAGATTTGAAAACAGAGATGAATTCTTCCCAACACTATATGTAAATAGTAAAAAGGAATCAAAGTATAAAAATTTAAGTGGAGAGAATGTAGAACCAATAAGACCGGGGACAGTTCGAGATTGTCGTGAGTTTTATAAAAAGTATGAGAACGTAGATGGATTTGATATCTACGGGAATGATCGTTATGTATATCAATATATTTCAGAGAAGTATCCTGAAGATGAGATTAATTTTGATATCAGTAAAATTAAACTTGTAACTTTAGATATTGAGGTTGGATCCGAGTCTGGATTCCCTGATGTAGAATCTTGCATTGAAGAAATTCTTGCAATCTCTATTCAGGATTATACAACCAAAAAGATTATTACCTGGGGAGTTAAACCATTTAACAATACTCGTGCTGATGTAACTTATCATCATTGCCTAAGTGAATATGAACTTCTCAATCACTTTATTAATTATTGGATGGTTGATGTTCCTGATGTTGTAACTGGATGGAATATTCAACTTTATGATATCCCGTACATTTGCAAGCGATTAAATCGTGTTCTTGGTGAAAAGTTAATGAAACGATTCTCTAATTGGGGATTGGTTACTGAGAACGAACTTTATATCACTGGACGTAAGCACACTACATTTGATGTCGGTGGTTTGACTCAGTTGGATTACCTTGAGTTATATAAGAAGTTCACTTATAAAGCACAGGAATCTTATCGTTTGGATTATATTGCTGAGGTTGAACTCGGACAGAAGAAACTTGACCACTCTGAGTTTGATACCTTTAAGGACTTTTATACTGAAGGATGGCAAAAATTTATTGAGTATAATATCGTTGACGTAGAACTTGTTGACCGTCTGGAAGACAAGATGAAGTTGATTGAACTTGCTCTTACGATGGCATATGATGCAAAGGTAAATTATGCTGATGTGTTTTCTCAAGTGCGGATGTGGGATACAATCATCTACAACTATCTTAAAAATAGAAACATTGTGATCCCTCCGAAGGAGCGTTCTGATAAGGACTCCAAGTATGCTGGTGCCTATGTGAAAGAACCGATTCCAGGAATGTATGATTATGTGGTAAGTTTTGACCTAAATTCACTTTATCCACATTTAATTATGCAATACGCAATTTCCCCAGAAACTCTTATTACTCAAGATGAACTTAATAGGAGAATTGCTGAACTTGAAAGTATGTTATAATATAAATAGGATATAGATAGTTTATAAACAAAAGTTAGTATCCTATGTATGTTTATCAGTATAAAGAAGATGCCGTTGTATTTTATGTTGGTATGGGGCAGGGTTATAGAATGTGGTCTCATTTAAAACCAAGTTCTTATATGCCATATGATGCAAATTATCCTTCTTTTTATGGGAAGATAAAATCTATGATTTTAGATGGAAATGAACCTTGTGTTGAAAAAATTTTTGAAGGCACAAAAGAAGAATGTTTAACCCTTGAAAAAGAACTTATTGAGAAACATAAGTTGGTTGGTGAGGGAGGAACACTCTACAATATTTCTAAAAGTGGTGGGGGTCGTGTAAAAGGAAAACCATATCCTATGAGTGAAAATACTCTAAAAAGATTTAGAGAAACTATGAGAAAAAATAGAACTTACAAAATTGAAAGTCAAGATTTAATAAAAATGTATCTTATTGAAAACAAGACAAGAAAACAAATTGCGGAGCACTATAATTGCAGTGAAGTATTAATCAAGCAAAGATTGAAAGAATTTGGAATTAAAAAATCTACTAAAATTATGGAGATATGAGATGTGGAAAGATGTTCGTAAAATGACCCGTGAAGAAATTGTAAAAGAACTTGAGGCACTTAAGCAGGTAAGAGAACTTTCTATAAAGGTAAATGTAGATAAACTTCTCAAACGAGAGTTGGATTTAGAACCTTTACACAAGGTAAATCTCACTATGACTCCAAATGGGGCATTATATCATAGGGTCAAAGGTATGCTTCCAGAACTGATGGATAAAATCTATCAGGACCGCACCATTTATAAAAAGAAAATGCTTGCGGCAAAACAAGAATATGAAAAGAAAAAGACAAAAGAACTGGAAAAAGAGATTGCTCGGTGTAACAACATCCAAATGGCGAGGAAGATTCAACTTAACTCTGCTTATGGTGCTATCGGCAATCAGTATTTCCGTTACTTTAAACTAGCAAACGCTGAGGCAATCACTCTATCGGGTCAAGTTGCGATTCGTTGGATTGAAAACAAACTCAATCAATACTTGAATAAGATTCTCAAAACACAAGAGGTAGATTATGTTATTGCTTCTGATACTGACTCTGTTTATCTCAATATGGGTCCTCTGGTTGAAACTGTATACAAGGGAAGAGAGAAAACTACTCAAGGCGTTGTTTCGTTCCTTGATAAGATCTGTCAGGTGGAACTTGAGAAGTATATTGAGAGTTGCTACCAAGAACTGGCTGACTATGTAAATGCTTACGATCAAAAGATGCAGATGAAGCGTGAGAATATCGCTGAGCGTGGAATCTGGACTGCAAAGAAGCGTTACATTCTTAATGTCTGGGACAGTGAAGGTGTGCGTTATGAGGAACCTAAATTGAAGATGATGGGTATTGAAGCAGTCAAGTCTTCTACACCTGCACCTTGTCGTAAGATGATTAAGGATGGACTAAAACTTATGATGAACGGAACGGAGGAAGATGTGATTAACTTCATCGATCAGTGTCGTGAAGAGTTTAAGAAACTTCCACCAGAGCAGATTGCATTTCCAAGAACAGCATCGGATGTTCGCAAGTATGCCGCATCTTCGACAATCTACGCCCATAAAACTCCCATTCATATACGTGGGGCACTGTTGTTTAATCATTACATAAAGGAAAAGAAACTAACAAATAAGTATTCTCTAATTGGTAATGGTGAAAAAATCAAGTTTGTATATTTAAAGAAACCGAATATTATTCAGGAGAATATCATTTCTTTTATTCAAGATTTTCCAAAGGAACTTGGCCTTGACAAATACATCGATTATGAACTACAATTTGAGAAGAGCTTTGTAGAACCACTCAAATCTATTCTCGACTCGATTGGGTGGAACGTAGAAAAAA